ACCAGCCAAGACTGCTCGTTCAGCAGCAGTATCACACAAAATCATTATCCAGCACTCCTAGCACAAGCGTTACATTTATATCGTTCTGGTGAATCTTGTAGTAAAGCAGGGTTGATTGATTCTTTTTTACCGCATACTCTACATACTACATTTATAGGATCAAAAGACCTAATTCTTGGAGTAGGATCAAACTTTTTAAGTTTTTGGTCAATGGCTATATCTTCTTTGTGTAAATGGGCTTCCATCATTTGATCAAACTTATTTTCGGTTTGTCGAGGTTTTCTGTCAACAGTTCTAATGGGCTTAGGTTTCTCTTTTACAGGTTCTTCGTCGTTATCTTCAGGCAGCATTTGCTTCAGCATAGCTATCATTTGTTTGATTTGTTTGGGAGACATAGAATCATCCATTGCGTAACCCCTTTGATCTTTGAATAGAAATTAAAATATCCGATAAGTTCTTCAATGATGTTGCTAAATAAGTTAGTCTGTCCATTCGTTGTCGTGCATATTTTTTGATTTTACTTAATTTAGAAGCTCTTTCATTATGTTTAATTGCTTGTGAAGACTTTTCTACATAACCGTATCCTTTATAGTTGTTGATGTCATCAGCAATAACATCCTTAATAGTTTCTTCAGCCCAATTCACTCTAGCCAGTTCTCTATTTAAAGTTCTTTGTACATGGAAACTAAATTGTGCTAGCCTATAAGCTATTTGCCCACAATCTTCTGGCGTAGTTTTTTCCAATACATCTCTGCTCATTGTTAAATATTTTTGTAGTTCGTCTTCTGGTAAAACCTCTTCCATATATGTAGGCATACCAATACGATTCTCATATTCATCTAAAAGTTTGTCCCAAGTTTCTAATTCTTCTTTAGTAGTTTTATTCATTAGTAATTCTTTTCTTCCAATCTTCTATTTTTTCATTATATGGTAACTCAATATAGTCTATACCATTAATGGCACACCACTCTCTCTTTGCTTGATCTCGTTTCTTGTGTTTTACAAAACCGATCATATCCTTATGATAAAACCTAGTAAATTTATAATGTTGTTCACCATGTACTTCTATGCATTTTTTATTTAGAGGTAAATAAAAATCTAGTATTAAACGTTCGGTCCTCCGTAAGGGGATAGTAACTTCTTCTAATATTTGTAATGTAGGAAAGCACTCCTTTATTAATTCTCTGGCCTGTAAATGAAAGCTAGACTTATTATCATAAGAAGCATGAGCAATACCGCCTGTCAGCTTCCAATGATGATAATTGCCATCTAAGTCTTTGACTTGCATGTTACACCCATAGTTTCTCTAAGTTCATCCATTAGTTTATCATAAACTTTTGGATTGTCAAATACATACTGTCTGAGTTTTTCTGTACCTTGGAATTTAGGTTTATCCTTGATGGATGTAAGTGTATACCAAGCACCTCCCTTTGCTATAATACCAAAGTCTACACAGAGAGTCACTAACTCCATAGCTTTATCTACGCCAATCCCGTATCTGATATAGCTTTTAATATTTCCTCCCGGTGGACCTAAAGCAGAGCAGAGCACTGTCCAATCTACTTCTTGACCAATCTGTGGACCATCAGCACCACTGTGCCAAGCCTTAAACATTTTTGCTCTTAATTTAACATCTGTTTGATATGCTATAGCTTGTCCACTTTTTTCTTTCCATTCTACATTCCCATATCCAGGATTACCCATAAGATGAGTAATACCCATAACGATATTTTTATTAACCGGAATAACATTCGCCACCTTTCTGCAAAATTTAGCTAACAACTTAGCACCATCTGCACGTTGCATTTTATCCATACTTGATGTAATTTCTGCTTCAGTACACAAAGCAGAATAAGAGTCTATGATTAAAATAGAGCCAGGTTCTTCGTTAATAATTCTTTCAGCAATTTGTAGATATTCTTCAGCGTGTAAAATCTTACCTTGCTGAGAGCCAATAACATTAAAGCGTTCTAAATCTAATCCTGGAATACCTTCTAAATCTCTCTTCTTTAATCTACCTTCAATATTTAAATAGTAGGCTTGTCTTGGATTTTTTAAATTTCCTTGATATTCTGGTTTTTGAGCAGTAGCTGCGAAATCTAAAGATGTTGTAGTCTTGCCACACTTAGGTTGTCCAGTAAAAACTATAAAGCTACCTTCTGGTATGCCGCCATTTAAAATAATGTCCAGAGCAGGACTTACGGGTACTACTACTGATTCTCTATCAACAATCGCTGTTGCAGACAGAAGAATCTCATCACCAAATTTCTTTTTTACGTCTTCTTTTAAAGATGCTGCCATTATTCTAGATCCTTGAGTTTAGAAATGATTCCCTTTTTAATATTATGTTTAGCATGAGATACTTTGTCTTTACGTTCGACTTCTTTAGTAAAGGTTTTATTTTCTGCTTCTAGCTTTTTTTCTTCCTGTTCTATGATAGCAATTAGGTGAGGTGCTCGCAACGAATAAATCGTCTTACCTTTGGGTGTTAGCAAAGCATTTATTATTGCCTTATCAGGATATGTCTTAAGCAACTTATTAGCACTACCTATTTGGTTTCGAAAGTATTTTTCCCATTCTGGAGATAACCAAAACCTATAGTGTAGATCTTTCTTATCTTTAACAGCTTTTCTTTCGCATATCAGTTCTGTTATGTACTGTGCGGCAGAGACGGGCTTATTATTAGAATACTTAGATATGTATTTATTTTTTTGGTTCTGTTCCATCTGTCTTAATTTTTATCACAAGATTTCCAACTTCTGTATCGAATTTGTTTACAAATTCATCAATTTTTTCTTCATAATTAATACCTGATGGGACAGGTATATGATAGAAATTTTCTACCACATTATCTATTTCTAGTAATTGATTAGCGTCATTAGTACTAGATAATTCAGCATTTACTTTAATTATTATTTCTCTTTGATAATTTGTGACTGACTCAGCTTTTTTTGGCTGAAAAAGATTGGGGTCTTCACATTCTTCAGCCATTTTTTCTATATTAGATTTTTGAAATTCCTCTAATTCATTATCCATTTTAGAAGATATTTTATCTAAAAGAGCTTTTTCATCTTCCGTTAAATTTTTAATATCAAACATGATTATCCTAATGGTCTATAAATATTGTCTTCACTTATTTTTTTAATATCCATATATTTTTTAGCCTGCTGTTCATGGTCTTCGGATGCAGATTTTGTCATAACAGATACTTTATGAGTCCCAGATTGGCTTTCTGTAATCATTAGGTTTTTAGAATTAGGATCTTTAGAAACTACAGATGATGCCGTTTTAATTTTATTCTCACTTTGAACTTCTTTAACAATTCTTTTAATTTGTGTATCTGTAAGATCTAATTCATTAGAAATCTTAGATACGTTCCACCCTTGACTATGTAGCCATAGCGCTGCATATTTTTGAGTCCTATTAGTCCTTGGCATTATTCTGACTCTCTTTCTGCATTATATAGATATGCTAGATTTTTACTAGCTAAGAATTGAATATATAAATCAAAAGCTTTAGGATTAACTGTTCTAAATTTTTCATTTGACTTACAAATATTATCTAGTAATGTGCTCTTTTTTTCTTCACCATAAATAGACATTGGATTATATAGCTTACCGTCTGTAGCGGTCCTAATAGTTAGCTTATAAGTGCCGTCTTTTCTTTGTATTCTTTTAGCGTAAACTTGATCGTCTACATTATGTCTACGAGGCGTGTCTTGTAAAGTAAATTCTTCACTACCAGAAATGGTAAAGAATTCCTGCTGTAACAGTTCTTCCTTGACATCGCCTTCATTTTTATAAATATTATCGGGTTTATATAAAGCCATATTAGCTCCACTTAGGTTTATATTTAGGTTTTGCCATTCTTGACATCCCCTGAGGTAATTCTTTGGTTAATTCCTCTTTGAGTTTATGATCTTGATATTCAGTATGTTTTTGATCTAATGCTTTTTTATGGTCTGCAGTCATCCGATCTCTATTCCTGTTAGCTAAATCACCCAGCGTTTTAAATTCACTATCTGATTTTTTAACAGAACTATTGATCGTCAACATGTCTTCCATATAGTATCTCTGACAGGTAGATCTGCAATTTTGACATTTTATCTTTTCTTGATAGTCTCTTATACTAAAAAACTTTTCAAAAGATTGATTGCACTTATTACAGAAATACGTATAGTTAGGCATTATGTTATCAAATCTCCGACATACAATTTCCACTCATTAGGAATATCTGTTCTTATAGTAAGTAGCTGGTGGTTCACATGCAAGTATTTTTTACTTTTCTTTGGAATATATGGCTCATTTTTAAGTTTCATCCCAGCTTGCTTGACAGTTTTGTTGCCCTTCTTAGCGTTGCATTTATAACAAGCTGTTACTATATTAGTCCAACTAGTGGCAGATTTTCTAGAAAATGGCCATTTAGATTTTGGTACTACATGATCATATGTTAATTGGCTTACAGGAGGCTTAGCTCCACAATATTGACATGAATAATTATCTCGAATAAAAAGATTTTTACGAGAAAATATTACAGGCTGGCCTATTAGTTTAAAATATTTAGTAGTTCTTACTACAGCGGGTATTTTGCATTGACCATTCGCTCCTAAAACTATATCGTCTTTATAATGATCTATAATTTCTATACCAGAATATTGAGAGTGAGTATATCTGAATGACCATACCATAGCTTTTCTCCAACCGATAATACCGATTGGAGAATAATCAGCATTCAAAACTAAACAATCTTCATGATTTGTCATAGCCTATGCACAATATCAGCTATAATAGGATTACGAACAATATCTGATGTTTCTAATTTAGAAAAACCTACGCCATCTATGCCTTGTAATCTTTCAATAATAGATTGTAAACCACCCTGTCTCGGACTTTGTAAATCAGATTGATCTAGGTCGCCTGTTAAGACCATTTTACTATCTATGCCAATTCTTGTAAGTAGCATTTTTAATTGATCATACGAAGCGTTCTGGCATTCGTCAGCAATAATGAATGATTCATGAAAACTTCGTCCTCTCATCAAGCCTAAAGGGACTATCTCAATTTGTCTAAGAGATTTTAATTTCTTAAAATGATGCATTTGTAAAAAATATTCTATCTCATCGAATAATGGTAAAAGATATGGGTGAAGTTTATCTTCTGCTGAACCGGGTAAAAAACCTAATTTCTCACCAGCTTCCACAATAGGTCTGGTGATAACGATCTTTTTAACTTGTTCGTCTAACAGATATTCTAATGCCATACCTACAGCAATATGTGTTTTACCACTACCGGGTACACCTTGACAAAAGGAAATAGTGTTTTCAGCAACCGTTCTGATATAATCTCTTTGATTTAAACTTCTAGGCTTTAACCTATTTTTAAATCCAATCACTATATCTTCTGGTTTTTCACTGCTTGTTTTATTTCCTTGTATATGTATAGTACCCTTGTTTGTATTATTTTTTTTTCGTTTTCTCAAAGTTTTACCTCGCTAGGACAAAGATTAAATCAGACAAGCGCCACCGGCACAACTAATTTCCTCTATACCTACGGTATTGTCCTCTGTTTCTAGTAGTTGTGTATAATCAACTTTAGCAAAGCTCTCATAGAGATCTTTGTATCTTTTCCAATTATATACATCTTTCATACAATAGGTTACACGTTTTAAGTCTTTATCAAAATACTTATTAGCAAATCTATGCATTTTTAATGCAAATAACTTTTTATCTTCTGTATCTGTATCTGCTTCTTGCTTCATTGTAATATAGTCACATGCCGCCCATAAATTATTTTCGAAGGCATTTAAACCTAATTCAATTAATCCAGAACACCATAATGCTGCATCCCCATATTCTTTCACAATTTCTCTACTTGTATAAACTGTAGTAAAAGGAGCCTGAGGATAATCTTTATCTCCACTTTGAGGAATAAGACTAATACCAGCAAAGAACTTTCTATTATTATATATAAATTTAGTTACAGCTTCCCATTCGTCGGGCTGCACAGTAACAGTATTACTAACATTATGACTCAAAAAGTCTTGAGTACATAAAGACCTGTTTTTTCCAGAATGAACCCAGTTTTTTTGGGCGTCCTTTACAACACCTAACATTTCTACAGCAGGCAACTGGTTCTTTAGTTTAGAGCCATCAGGAACTTCAATAGGAAATTTAACAACCTCATCTGTATCATTGGCTGACCAAGACGATTTTTCACATGCTTGTGGGTTATAGCTTTTAAAATATAAATATGGAGGTTCTAAAATATTGGCTTGTACATGTCTAATGTATCTTTTTGCATGATGGGGATGAATACCTGAACTGGTACCTAACATACTACTACTAGTACCTTCAGGTTTAAGACAGGTCACCCTTGCTGCTTGATTAATGCTAATTTTTTTACACATAGCTTTGTTAGTATCTACAGCAATTTTAGCACCTTTCTTCAGGACTTTTTCTGTGAGTACTAGCTCATGTTTTTCCATAATACCAGTTAATGAGACACCCAGCAAAGCCTCTCTATCAAAGATAGCCTTGCTGACGTCTCCTAAATAATCTAGTTCGGTAAAACCAGCTTGCAAAGTACCAATAACCGCAGCAGCCTTGCATCTTTCATAGAAATCTTCTTCATCAACCACTGATGAACAATTAATTGTAGAAAGATTACAGCCTTGCCAACCAGACTTGCCCGTTTTTTCGTCAACAGGCCACATACCCACTTCAACACAAGGGTTGAAAGTCATTTCTGTAGAGTCACTCCAGATAAAACCAGGTTCTCCGAACTCTTTTACCGACTCCATAAGTTCAGAAAACTGTTCGTATGTTGTATCGTCTTTAATAAGCAGAGCAGAATTATTACTTCTAGCTCTTTGAGGATTATCAACATACCAGTTACCAGTTTTAGCTTTCGCCATCTCCTCATCATCTGCACTAAATAATGCTAACGAGGCACTTCTACGAACACCACCAGATAGTACAGCATCGCTGCTGTGCATAATAATATCATAAGCATCGATTGGTCGAAGTTTTTTTTGTTTATTTTCAAGACATTTCTCCAATAATTCTCTAATTTTTTCTAAGCCATTTTGTAATGGTTCAAAGCCGGGAGCTTTGCCAACACCAGAAGATAGAGTAGCACCTTTTTCTCTGATATTAGAATAATCAAAAACAATATATTGATCTTTGTATTCTTTAAATTTATCATCAGAAGCTTTGGTAAAATATGAACTAAGTAATACTCCAAGAGCATCTGCCCAGCCTTCAATACTATCTTCTATAACATATTTACACCCTTTTTTAGGCTTTTCTTTTTGTGATAGAGGTGGTAGTTTTGCAATGTGATGCTTTTGTACACTGAAGCCGGTACCGCTACCACATAATAATAGCCAAAAACATTCTTGAAAAAATCTTAAACGATCACAATAAGAGCTTGTGCAGTTATAGATCTTTGCGTGACGCTTTAGAATAGGTTCTCCGCCAAATTGTAAAGCTCTTTGACTACCTAGTACCTTCTTTTTAAACATAAGGTCATAGGCCCAATCAATGTCTTCTGATACATCTTTATTGGCATATTGAGTATGCATCATGTTTTTAACTCGATCTACAGCCTCTCTCCATGTTTCTCTGCGATTTTCGCTTTCAATCCAGCGAGCATACTTGCTAACAAAAGTATAATTTTGTAATTCATTTAATGCCGACATACTAACTCCTTAAATAATATCTTTGAGACACAGCCCGATTTGAAAGATTGATTTGGTCATAGATATGATAAATCATAGGTTAGAGGAATCAAGGGCCATAAGTAAAATAATGATTGTACTAATAATTACACCAACGCCTTTACACATTAAAAGTCTTTTTAAAAATCTAAATTCTGAATCCAAGAAAAATTTGGTGTACAGCGAACGATCTCTATTTGAGTTTGAGATACAAATAGGTCAAATCTTTTTTGCGCATCTTCATCGAATAATTTTGTTCCATGACTATTCGCCATAACAATTTTTGTAATTCCTTCTTGCCATAAAGCTAACATACAATCGTTACAGCATTGTCCTGTTACATAAGCTGTTCCATCATCTGGTCTGATTGTACAGTTAGACAATGCGTTTCTTTCTGCGTGTATCATCCAATGATATTTTTCTGGACGAGAGGTAGGAAGTGTGTCATGATCCATACCTTTAGGAAAACCATTATATCCAACACCTAAAATTCTATTTTGTTTATCGGTAATCACACAACCATGTTGCGTATGTATATCATGACTACGTTGTGATACAACCTTAGCTATTCCTAAAAAATAATCCGTCCAAGATGGTCTCATTAGTTATCTCCTAATAGTTTAGAATAATGTACAATAGCATCATGACCAAAGTGCCAAGCATTAATACCTTCTGATAGTCCTATATCTGAATTACTAGCTACAGATTTATTAATATCAATTACCGGATATAAAAACAAATCTAGCAAATCAGTTTGACATGCATACCCCATAAATTTATCTACAGGACAGGTGATAGCAGGCTGTTCTGACCATTTATAATTATGGAGTTGTAAATGTAAATCTAGCTTAGTATCTAAATAATTTAAATTATTATATTTTTTTACCCCTAGCTTACTAAATAGAAAGGGAGAATGTGTTAGTGATAATAAAGTATTTGCTCCCTGTTTAGATATTATGTAAGATTCAGCGCCATCAAAAACAGGATTGTCATCTCTATCAAATCTAACTCTTTTTGATAATTGTATAATATCATAGTTGCCTATAAACAAATTAGAATCTAGCAAATGGTTAACAGAATTTATGTCTACATCATCTTCCAATACTAGTGTATAATCTATATCTTCTTCTACTATTTTTTTCCACAACAAATAATGACTTAGATAAGCCCCATACGCACCTTTGTGTACATGAAAATAAATTGCAACTTCTAGATCTACAGGATCATAACGTAAATTATATTCAGTATACTTCTGTATATTATCGGTGGTTTTGATTGCATCAAATCTTTCCACATTTGATATACCACTGCAGTGTTCCCATCTGTCAGTTCTGTGTTCAAGATTAATACAATATATCTTATCTATAGTTTTTTTATTTGTAAATACAACTTCTGATTGATCATTTAATTTGTAATCCTGTCTTAGAGGTTTCAAATATGGATCTATTAAACATATTATTTTGTTAGAGTAATGGTAAACATCTTTATTTGGAACAGGCTCGTGATCTACATGCTCAATATATTTTTCTATGTCGAAGAATATAATTTCTTTAAGTTTTTTGTTTTCTTCAAACGGATGAGGTTTTTGTCTAAGGCGAGCGTAAAAATCTAGATCATCGTAACCATAACCATTTAAGTCTTCTCTGTAGTATACATTTTTAGACTTTGGAAACATGCAGAATCCAGACAGTTCGTTATTACTAAAATTATGATCTGCGTGAATAAAGAAAGTTTGTAAATGAGGCTCTCTAAAATAGTCTAAAAAACTAGAATCTATACACGCATGATCAGCGTCTATTTTAATAATATTATTATTAGTACAACAATCTACAGCAAGATTATATGCTTGACCTAAATTAAATTTTTCTTTATTCGTAACTCTAACAATTTCAATTTGAGCATTATCTTTCCAAGATTTAAAAGAAGAATTTTCTGATATAGGTTCATCAGAATCATAATCAACCACAATATATTCTGTAATTTTATCTATACATAACCAAGACGGTAAAGTTTTAACTAAATTCTCTGTTCTGTTTTTGCAGGCTACTACTAGTGAAAAAGTATCTTTCTTAGGACGGTATTCTCTGTCTTCTTTATAACCAAATTTCAGCCAATGTTCAATAGCACCAGTTTCATCTGTGACTCCATCCTTCTGTAAATCTTTATTGACAGATAGATAATGCTGCCAATTAAAATCTTTAGGTAGTTTTATATTATCAGTCACAACTGTTTTGATCTTTATCAGAAATAATTTTAGGAGTTAAAGGCCAATTAATATCATACTGCCTATGGCAGTAAACTTCGTCCATAGATTTATTATACTCGCAATCCTGTTGATATACAAGTACACAATCTGTTATTGCTATAAAAACATGACCACAGTATGGAGGTATATATAAACTATTTAATGTGACTCCGTGTAAAAACACTCCATAATGCTCTTGATACGTTGGGCTTTCTGGTCTTAAATCCACACACACATCATACACATTACCTTCCACACAAGTAACTAATTTAGCATAAGGAGTCCTGTGTACGCCTCGTAGGACACCTTTTTTAGAAAGACTATAGTTTGTCTGTACAGGTTTAAAGTGAGGCAAATAGGAAGATTTAAAGGTTTCTGCAAAAATACCTCTATCGTCTCTAAATTGAGCAGGCTCTAGCTGCACACAATCAGAGATATGGCTTTGAAAAACATTCACAGTATTACATGTCCTGTACTGATAAATGGAAATTTTCCAAATAATTTTAATAACTGTCTTTGTCCCAATCTGTCAAATTGATGACCTATATAAGAGATTTCCCCATTAGCATTTACAATATATCCTTGGTCATTAACAGTAGCAGTATTGATTTCTGATTTTACTGCATAAGCCATAGTATTTACTAGATTATCTAAATTAGTTAATACTTTAGTATCAAGTTTAATTTGATTATCATAATACATATAATTTAGTACATCTTGATCCTCTATCAATATCTCTTTAAGAGGTAGTTGACGATTAATGTCAATAAGTTTGGGGTCTAAATAGTCCATACATTGTCTAATATAAATATAATATTGTTTCATAAAATCTAAAGCTAAATTATTTTTTATTAAAATAGTACCTGAGCATAATATAGGATTGTCTATATAGTCTATATGTTTAAAAACATTGGCTTTAGTCCTATCATAATTGGATCTATTAAATTCACAATTTTTTATAATCTGATCTTCTTGAAAAAGATATAGGTCATGATTACCTAAAGGATATTCGTTGATATTTTTTTGAAATAATAAATCTCGAAAATCGCAAAAGAATATATGGCTTCCTGGTATAGTATAATCCTCTAGAATATTTTGATAAATTTTAAGTCTATAGTTTTGTATATGTATATCCAAATTATTAGGTATATATTTTTCTATAGGAATAAAAGTACCTCTTAAACCACGAGTTTCTGGTATTGATTTTTCATCTATCAGAATAAAACACTCGCCTTCGTAACCAGTATTATATAGACTACATATAAAGTTTCTATAAATATGATAAGTATAATTAGTAGCAACTGCTATTATTGATATGTTATTCATACAGGCATCGCCATTCCATTCATAATGTGATAATGACACAAACCTCCAATTTTTTCGTATACTACATTTTTATGACTGCCATCATAAATTTCATGTTCCTCGATCAAATCTAATACTCTGCCTAGAGTATCGTTATCTAACAGATGTTGTATTTTCAAGTTATTTACTTCGACTGTTTTTGCAAGCATGTGTTCACAATCACAACCCTGTATAGCTGCCCAAGGAGTTATGGTAGGATCATTTTTCTTTTTATCTTCATATTCCTGTTTAAGATTCAGAGTTTCTTCATAAGAAGGACACCATTGCTTAATCTTATTTTTAACAAGGTAGTAATTAGTTTGTGGATAAAAATAATCACCACTCATTACAGCATCCGCTAATTTATCTCTGCCTCCGTATTCTTCAAACGCGGCGTAACCTATATTATTTATATAAAATAAATCATTTGATTCATCTATATCAATATCAAATATCGTTTCATTTGCTAAAACATCTGATGAAAACTTCCATATGTATTCATAGTCTTTATCTTCGCAATATTTAAATATTTTACCATCATTATCAAAAATTCCAAAAGTGTGTCCAAGGTTAGGTTCTGAGTATAGCAGTGTAAACTTCACACTAGGTATAATAGGCTGCAATTCATCTGGTAGATGTTCACACCACAGTTTTTCCCCATTGGCACTAAGAATAATTTCATTAAATTTTTCTAACCAAGGCTTATTTACCTTAACGTATTCTACAAATTTTAAAATACTACTCTGGTCATTTATGGTCATTACAAAACCAGGTACAGTTTTTTCTACTAATTCGCTAAGTCTAGTCATTTCTTCACCTATTGTAGTTTCCAGTAATCATATATGTTTTTATCTAATTCGTACGAGGGCCATACGAATCTTTCTTTAGGAGGTTGAGCTTTTGCCCATTGCCACATGTCTTTTAATCCATCTAATAATGATGTGGTATGATCAAAACCGAGAATATCTATAGACTTTTGATACGTCGCGTAGGCATACTTGGCTTCGTGTCTAGCTTCTAAATGTTGTTTATTGCCATTATCGAGAATAGATAATAGTGTATCGCAAGCTTCATTTATGGAATATTCATGAATACCTCCGAGATTAATAATTTGTTTGGAAGCTTCTGGTGCCGTGGCTGATCTAAGTAGCGGTACAATACTATCATTAATATAACTAAAAGCTCTTTTTTGTTCGCCGTCTCCAAAGATAGTTAAAGGCATATTATTAATATATTGATACATCCATATACCCAAAACATTTCTATACTTATCCCAAATATTTTGTTTTCTTCCGTATACGTTATGGGGTCGAATAATGCACCAATCTAAATCATGTTGGTATCCTGCAATTTGTATATCCATTTCGCAGGCATATTTGGCAACACCGTAGGGGTCAATAGGTTTGGGTTGCATTCCTTCATGAAAAGGAGCAGCACTATCTCCATATACAGCCATACTAGAAGTAAAAACCAATCTCTTAACATTGTACTTAATACAGTTATTGATGAGATTGGCTGTGCATTTTAAATTGTTGTCATAATTAAAACATCTAATAAAGGGACTCAATCCTTCTGCTGCATAAGCTGCTAAGTGAAAAACATAATCAGGTTTAATTTCACTAAAGACATCTGATAGTTCATCAGAGTTTAAATTCATATGATAAAATTCAGTATTAGGATGCACATTTTCTGCATATCCTCCACTAAGATCATCAATACCATAGACTTCATCGCTGGTGTTAGTAAGAATGTAGTCTGCTAAATTAGCACCTATCAATCCAGCATTACCTGTAATTAAATATTTAGACATTAACTATCCCTTCCGAATGTTGATTATCTATTATCCAATCAATAGTACTTTGTAGAGATGTTTCAAAATCTATAGGCTGTTGCCAACCCATATTTTTTAATTTAGAGCCATCCAGACTATATCTTCGATCATGCCCCGGTCTAGCTTTGTTGCAATCAACATACTGTATTCTAGGTTCTTTACCCATCAGTTCAGCAATAACTTTGACTAAATCATCGTTATGCATTTCTACATCACCCACTACATTGTAATGAGATCCCGGCTTACCGTAGTTTAATAAAAACAAAGTCGCATTGGCAGCATTGCGAGCATGAATCCAGTGTCTTTGTCCTACATTAATAACATCACCCATGTCATCTAATTCAGCATGTATAGTCATAATTTGATCGTTGTAAATTTTATCAATAGCCTTAGCCACTAATTTTTCCTTATGTTGTCTAGCTCCATATAAGTTCATGGTATAGGTTGTAATAATGGGAAGGTTATAAGTATTAGCATATGCTATACCGGCTGCGCCTTGTCCAGCTTTACTTGCACTATAGGGATTACTTGGCCTCCATCTGTCATCTTCTTTAAAGTCATAATTATCTGGAGCAGGGCCGAATACCTCATCTGTAAGATAATTGACAAACAAGGCGTTGGGATTGGTTTTTCTATACCACTCTAATAAATTAACTGTACCCATTACATTATCTTCAAAAAATTGCTTAGGGTGTAATATGCTGCGATCTACATGGCTATTAGCAGCAATATGAACGATATAATCTACATCTCCGATAGATTCACTGACATGATCACTAATATCAAATTTTAAGTCATGATATATTAGTTGTACTCTATCTGGATTATCTTTGACGTGTAGACTATTGATTATGTTTTCAACATCTCCTACATAACTTAATCTACATAAACATTTTATATTCCAGCTAGTATTAACAAGTAGCTCTTCTACAAAATGTGAACCAAAGAAGCCTGCCGCTCCTGTAACTAGTATATTTTTAGACATTCAATATCTCCAGATTGTAACTATACACACTATAGTATTCCATTTTTCTCATATGTCAATCAAAATTAACACCTCTAACAACATTAGAATCTTGAGGCTTATGAGAATTGCAAGGTCTTGTATAGCCCAACCATTCCATACAAGGTTGGAATCCCCATTTAGCATGAAAGATCTTGCTAGATACTTCTTCACTTGAGTAAAAAGTTTCGCTATCCCCTGAGTGTTTTGTAGATATACTACCAAAATGATAAAAATTAATATTTCTGGATCTATAAAATTCTAGTCCTAATAATTCTAATTTAAGGAAAAAATCCCAGTCGCAAACAAATGGAGAGGGATATATTAAATCAAAACCCCCGCTGCTCATAAATTTTTTCTTAGACATATAAAATGGAAATAGTTCACCATCTTGAGTAATTTTATCCTGTCTGTAAGATGGTTCTTCCTCTAAAAATTCTGCATATTTAAAATTGTCTGGATCTCCAAAATCCTGTATCTCAAACTTAAAAATACTAGGGCCAGTTCTTTCTATTTGGTTAGGACTAATTACATGGTTTTCATTACTTAATTTAGACAGAACTACATCCCAAGCCTTAGGAAAAACATTGTCATCATTGATTACTAGTATATATTCATTTAGGGCAGTATAAACTCCTATATTGATAGAATAGGGCATATTACGATTTTCAGGATTAACTAAAAATTTTACATACTCGTGTTCTTTATATTTGTCAAACAATCCTTGGTATAAATCTGAAAATCCATCAATAACGCATATTAATTCATGATCGCTATTACTAGTATCTAAAAAAGATTTAATAACAATTTCTAAACATTTTGGATTTTTATATGATGGTACTATACAAGAAATATTATTCATAGACTTTGTAATATCCTCCGATTTTAAATTGTTTATTCAAGTTAATAGATCCTTTATTGTTAGGTATATAGTTCTTATGTTTTATAACCCTGAAATCTACACTTATTCTGGTTTTGCCTGTTGTATTAATTTTGTTGCCATGAGATAAGTTAGAGCCATCCCATTGAATAAACTCACCGTATTTACAATCCATAGGAGCAAAGTCTTGCTTATCTTCTTCTGACTCTACCCATATAGTATTTGTATCAAATGCATTTGTAAACGGTAAAAAATAATTAAGTTCTTTTACTGTTAATGCCCATTCGCCATTTCTATAATCTTTATCTTTATGATATTCTCCTACAGCTTTATTATTTGGATAACATATTCTAAAAGTAGGCTTAGCTTGTACTATAATTTTGTCATCATATAGTGGTCTAATACAGCTTTGTATAAACGATTGATACATATTGGTGAATATGTTTGTCTCCATCCATTTATAAAAAACTTTATGATGTAATGTTCCTTGGTCCGTCTCTCTTTTTAGTATAGGTATAGAGCTATTAATTTCTGATAAGTCTGACACCCCAAATTCTTTACATAATAATTCAGCAAAATTAAACTTATTAGTATTATAACTAATTTTTTGTAAATACATACTATAGTTTTCTAAGATCAATTACAAGGATCAAATCATCATATGTATGATTAATATATCTAAAATCTATATAATAACTATAGGGTCTATACTCACGAGGAACACAACCCATTAGTCTTTTAACATTCCATGAGCATTGAATATCTTCTATAATATAAACTCCGCTATCAGATAATAGTTTTGGACATTTTCTAATTAAATTTTCTTGCATCTCTATCTCATGATCGCCATCTTCTATGATAAGATCAAATTTATAATCTTTAGATTCTATCCAATCTAAAAAATCCTGTTTCGTGGCATCGCCCATATAAAAATCATCAAATAAATCTTCCCAAGTTTTGTCAGAAGGTACGTGATCAGACGCAAAAGGTTTTGAAGTATCCACACCCACTATGTGATCACCTACATTATTATCTTTTAAAAATTTTGCAAAACCGCCTGATGATGTACCAATTTCCAATATTTTTTTAGGCTTAGTCATAAGAAAGTAAGGATAAATTAAATTATAAGTATGGCCGGGATACAAAGAATCATTACTTCTAAATTTGTCTGTTTCATCAAATGAAGATTCATAATTAAACATTTATAGTATCTTTCCAGTTAATAATAGGAGCAAGCCATTCAACTTCCCCATGAGTAGAATAAGATGGTAGCGGAGACAATAAGAATCTAGAATTATTCCTAATTTCTAAAAACATTTGAAAGTCATTTGGATGTATATCTGAAGTCCATTTACGCATTATGGTCTCATCTATTTTAAGATCCTTGACTCTAGAAGCAAAAGTCATTGTAGTAGAATTAGTAATTTTCCAGTGACAGGAGTAGGTTCTATACACTCTAGTATTTTCAGCATTACCTTGACAGAATGGATTACCACCCATTGCAGGATCAATATATTTGTCAGGATGATCATATAGTGTTAAATAAGGAAAGCCTAAACTTAATCCTTCGAATAAAATATCTGGACTACCCGCACGATGTAAGTAATCATTTTCCACAAAGTATATAACCTCATCATCATTTTCTTGTAATGCTTGATCCAAAGTCAAGTTAAACGTACCAGCACCATGTCCTATACTTACTCTAGTAATATTATCTTCCTTAATATATTTACAAATCATATTGTAAGTATCTTCGGAAACGTTGTCTGCTGTAACAAAGATATTATTGTTGTGTTCAGCAAATACTTTTGTGAAATTTTTTAAACAACTTTCGTTATTTATATAGTCTGGTTTATTTTTTTCATATCCAGCGTCACTAATTCTGTAGAATATTTTCATAACAGTGATTGAAGCTCCTCTGGAGATTCACAAGATACTAAATTTAATAATGATACTTTAGATTCTTTAAATTCGTCGTAGGTTAAACCCATATTGGTAGAAGTAATTGGTTTAAGGTCTTTAGATTTTTTAATAACACCTATACCAAAGTCCGTGTCTAGTACGCAGCACTCTGCTTCAGGGTTGGCTTCTCTAAACAAAATTAATGCTTTCCAAACATCTCCGTTCCACACTACGCTTTCTCTAGGTACTCTCTGAGCCAATTCATCACAAGGGTGACAGTCGTGCAATAATATATATCCACCATCAGAAACATGCTGCAAAGCATTATTGATATCTATAACTACTTGTTGATAGTGATGTAAGCCATCTATAAAAATTACATCATAAAGCTTATCGCTACTATTAAAAAATTCATCAGATGTCATTTGGTGTGTTACCATTTCTGACACATGACCTTCGGCACCGGGGTCTACTCCATGTTTTAATTCACATCTTACATCTTTAAATGTAAAAGCATCAAAGATGCCAATTTCCAAATAGTTTTTATAGTTATTTTTATCTATAAGATAATTAATTACATTACTTCTTTTTATTACATTTCTGTCATTCTTGATAAAAGCTTTTGTATATCTGTTATCTATCATGATACAATTGTCTCCAGCACATATTTAGCTAATTGTTTAGTAGTTAAATTGTTTTTAGTAAATTCTAGCACTTCTGCACGTAAATAGGGTATTGCAGAATAGTCGTTGATAGCATTGTTACACCTTCTCATTAAGTCTCTATCTAAGCTGGTCATCGTTGTATCTGGACAATTATCAAAATCTACAAATAAAGGCAGGCATCCATTTGCCATTATTTCATAATGTCTCATGCAATCCCAACCTCCTTTTTTCATAGTAATACCAAATTTAGAATCATAATAGTCGTCATAATATTCTTGTTCTGTTTCGAACCTGTAGCCATCAAAAGGTCCTTCTACTAAAAAATGATAAGGGATAGATTTTGCAAAATTGTTTTTAGGATCAGGATTAACTTCTGCTCTTATTTTTTCTTCTGGTATGGCAAAATTTATAGGATGACATTTAGAGCTAATATTAAAGGATATATTGGGAAAGCCACTAGGAGGGGTAGGTGATGTTTCTCTTTGTATTAATTCTCGTTTAAAAAAAATATGCTTAGTGAATTGCTGTGTGGTAAGACACATAGCATCAGAATCTCCTCCATCGACAACAGCTATTTTATTATCAGGATATACAGCTGAAGCTATATCATAGTAGGGTCGTGTTCTATCAATAGATCCGTATATGATATAATCAAAGTATTTGTCTCTAATTTTTTCTTCAATATTTGATCTGTCAACATCCCTATCATCTAATAGGTAGCTGGTAGTAAAACCCCTACCATAAATTGTAGGAAATTGGTCTTTGTGAGACTTATATAGATGATCCATACGAGTAGAATCAACTACTTCTACATCCTCAAGTTCTGTTAGACCATGGAACAAAACATCATTCATATAGTCATTGGGACAACCAACTCGTTGTAATATTTCGTAACAATCACTCGCGTACAATATTTTCATATAATTCGTTTTGCTTTCTTTGGCGATCTATATCCTTATTATGTATAATAGCAAACCGAGGGTCCGCTGGCAAGGCACCTGTATTTTCTTGGCCCGTTAATTGTTCATGAACATTACCCTCCCATTTAATTTTACCATTATTTTTAAAAATTCTAGGTTGATAATCTGGCCAGTTAATCCATCCATTTCCATTAATTTGCCAATTATATTTTTTCACATCGTCCAAAGTATAGTCTCTAACTTTATTTACTCTAGGAACCAAATAAAGATCATGATTATTTTCTGATATTACTTGTTTCCAAAGTTTAACTGTGTCAGCAGAAGCAAACTCATCAGCATCGAAATTTATAATAAACTCCTTAGTTGCAAAACTATTCAAGTAATTTTTAAGTTCTGCGAATTTATTTTGAAAATGATAGTTTTTATATATATCGATATGCTTACATAATTCTTCTATAGCTTTAAAATTTTCAGTTTGTTTTTCTTCTTCATCTTTGTATGTATGCACTATTACTATCTCATCATGATTAGTTTTACAAAGCGAGAGCAAAGATAACAATTGTTCTAACTCTTCTAACTCATTATAAACAGTAATTGTATATGATATTTCCATATTAAATTCCTTTATTAATTTTAATTATTCAATAAATACCTGATTCTCCCTTGAGAAGATTCTTGGTATTCCCATTTCTGTAGCTAATCCACGAAAATATTCGTCTAAAATACTCGGATATATTATTTGATCTAAGATATAGTTATTAAATGATCTAGACTCGCCTATATTTGTTCCTTGAAACGGTACACCTTCTACAAAAGTATGATCACTAGCTAAATAACTTTGGTTTAACAGAGGATTCCATCTATAGTATTTTTTGCTAACATAATAAATTCGAAGACCAAATGCTTTATTAAAACTAGCATATTTCGATGTTCCGTTAGGTCCTAACTCTCCACCGGGACCGATGGTTGGAGGTATAGGATCTTCGCCTTCTGGTGGTAATGGAAGTATTGGTGGATCAGGATGAGGTCGAGGTTCTGGCGGAGGTGGAGGCGGAAAATCAATCGGTTCTCCTCCATACCCACCACCTCCATCTCCTTCTGGTACAATCCCACACTTCCGCCAGAACAATTGCCCTTGATAACCAACTCCCTCTGAATCGTATAGTGATTCAAAATGAACAGAACCTTCAAATTGTTGACTTACTGATACTGTTACTGTACCAGCATAATACCTATTGCCATCACGTATACCTTCTAATATACTGCCTGTATAGGTAAAACCAGCAGGTAGTGGCGAAGCAAATCCTAAAGGGTTGCCAGAAGAAACATTTACAAAATTATATTGCTTGCGTTCATGAAAATGCCACCCATGTGTGCTTGCTCTAGCACCATTAAAATAATATTCATTACTCTCTGTTACGTTAATTGTGCCAGGTAAGCATTTATCACTACTACTACTAGAAATATTAAAATCT